CAGCTTTTTTATAGTTGTTGCGATATCCATGTACTTCGTGTCCTGCTGCGATAAGACGGCGGGACATACCTTCTCCCATCCGTCCGAGTCCGATCATTCCTACTTTCATTTAATCTTCTCCATTGCTAATTCTAGTTCCCTAGCGTGTGTAAGTTCGTCATTCAAGATCTCAAGGATCTTGTCATCGTGTCCATTAAAGGCAAGAAACTTTGCGTAAGTTTCTGCCGCATGAATTTCTACTTCGTAAGACATATGGTATGCAGAGCGAGGAGCCACCCAGTAATAAACCACATTGACCCAATAATAGATAAGGACGAGGTGCTTGGCGACAAAGCGATCAATAAAATAAGCATTACCGCCCCTGCTCTCCATATACTCCAGATGTTCTGTTTCATTGACTGATTGATCGAAGTGTTCTTTCATCAAATATAGATGCTCAGGACCGCGAAGTCCCATGCTTTCTCTAAAATGTAACACACTCAAGAATGCAAAATAGGGTGCCCGAGCAATCTCCTCAAGCACCCAGAATCTTTGATAGTCTCGACCTCTGTATAAGAAGTCGAGAATTGCGACCGTAAGGTCTAAGACGTATTTGTTAAGAGTCTTCATCTTCGTAGTCGTAAGTTAATCGACAGTCCCAATAGTGGTCTTCTTCCCACTCAGGTTCATAAAGGGGACAAGGCTCCTCAAAGAGATGATCCATCCTTAACTGATGAATCCGCTCTCTAAGTGATTTGTAAAATTCCCGCTTTTGGTCTGAATTCATTCGACGTGAATCGTACCTACCATGCCAGCACCCTTATGGGGACCACACCAATAAGTGTAGTCACCTGCCTCAGGAAATGCAACATCAAACTCTTCGCCAGGCATCATTGCTAGGGCTTCATGACCTAACTCAGGATGATCCTCAACGATAACGTTATGAGGAGGGAGCATATTATTAACAAAATGAACAGACTCGCCAGCTGAGATAGTAACCTCTGCAGGATCAAACACAAGATTGCCATTGGAACCCATTTGTACGTCTACTGCCCATGCAGGGAGGGCAAGGAACAATGAAGCGAATAAAGCAATAAAAAACTTCATTAAGTTAAATAGCATCTAAGACTATTTACCCAATGAAGTTTCTAGATTAAGTATTATTTAATGCTAAATGTCAGAATTCTCTGACTTTGGCATCATGGCATCTAATTGACCATCGACATACCCTCTTCGATATTCCCAAGTCTGTCCACCTACCTTTCCACGACTAGCGTTTATGCATTTATTATAGTCTGGATCTTCTTTTGAGATGTTGTTGCAAACGAGTCCCGCCAGATCTAATTCGCTACCTTTCTGACCAGTTCCTGTCCACATATGCTGACCGTTCAACCAAACGGCACCACACTTCTCGCACTCTTTCCGTTCCATGGAAAAAGACGAGACTTCTTTTGGATCAGTCATTTCTGCAGTATCCTCTTGTAGTGGGTTTACTTATTTATTGTAGCATGTTGTGACAGTTTGTCAACAATTCCATGCTCTCAGGGACTTAGACAGACGATCATCTCCAGTATTGTTAGAGGGTTTCTGTCTTTTACGCATACCTTTCATTCTAGCGCAGAATGATGCCCTACGCTTGTTTCCAACCTTCTTGCTTGGTGCCTTAAGGTCAGATCCTGGATTCTCTCTTTCGTAAGACTTACGTCCTTTTTCGTTGAGTCCTCCAGATTTATTTTGTCCTTCTTTTTTGGTCCAGGCTGCTCCTTCATTGGTTACCTCTTCCTTTTTGACGCAACGATTGTACGTTTTACCAAAGAGTTTCTGAGAACCTTTCTTCTCATAACCCTTCCAGCACTTTTTTGCTTCATTAGTAACCTCTTCATTCTTAGGACGGCAATCATTTACCAACTTACCACCCTTCATTTTCATACCCACTTTTTTGTGAGTATCCCAACATGCTTTTGCCTTCTCATTAAATTGTGAGAATGAAAGATTACCTTCAAATTCTTCTTTCTTGCTCTTATTGCCCCAGTTTGCAGCACCAACTTTACGGCACTTAACCAGAGCACCAGATGCATATGCACTTGGCCAAACAGAATAACGAGACTTAACTTTTTTATAGCAAGCGTCCTTTTCGCCCTTGCCTTCCATTTGAATTTCGTTATCCATAGATTCATTCTTTGTAGATTTTTCCCCAACACCGACGTTGGTAACACGCTCTTGTTTTTTCTTATCTCGCTTTTTAAGATAAGTATTCAATTGATTCTTCTTAATTGAACGAATCATTGAAGAACGCTTACTCAGATAAGGGGGATTGGTTTTTTCAATCGCTTTAATAGCGACATCACCAATACCCTCTTCAATCTCAACAGACTCCTTGCGATTCTTCATGCGTTTAGCATAATCCATGTAGGACTCACCAGGACGAAGTTTCTTAGGATCAGACTTAGGTTTGGATGCTGCAGCACGATCTTCACGAGCACGCTGATTAGCACCAGGACCACCTAACTTACGATCCTTGTCGGGATCGGGATGCCAGAAATCTCCCTCACCAAACATTTTAGGACCCTTGGTCTTTCTTTCTGCTGCAGACCTTTCACCTTCTGTAGCACCCTTTCTAGCAAGTGCTCTGATCTTAGCATTACGTTGTTGTACGCGATGCTTCTTAGGATCAATTTCGTATGACTCTTCGGTTTTCACGTTAATTGCCTTACCTTTACGATCGGGATTAGGATCTTTAGCATTCTTGCGACGGAATGCTGCTTCTTCCTCATCCTTATTTAGGTTACGCTTCATTTTACTTGAACCGCACTTGGGTTTTGTTGTTTGTCCTGGTTGTCTTGCACAGGGTTTTCCTGCATACTTGCCACCAAGTTGCACCCAACCAGGCTTGCCATCAGAAGACTTACTCTTGCTAAACCAGTCACGCAAAGAAGAATCACCACTTTTGTTTTCCTCTTTAAAACCATCACCAGACTTCCATGTTTTTTGTTTCACTTGTTTTTTCTGTGCGAGTTTATTAGCGGTGGCATACATGACTTCTTTGTCACGCTTGCCATAAAGTTCCTTGAAGCGATGATGATTTTTCTTCATCCCCTTCATGATTCTATCTGCTTCCTGATTAACTGTTGGCATATCACATTCTCTGAATTTCTTCTACGATGCAAGTGTTAGTTGCAACAGTAATTTTTATTGCTCTTTTGACGACGGCTTGAGGACCGCTGTAAGCATAAGTATAATCTGAACCTGCACCAGATGCGTCCACGTCAGTTGTAATTGTTCTACCTGTTGCTGCGGTGATTTTTTTACCAGCGGTACCAGCAGATAAAAAGTCACTGCCAATTGCAGGGGAAGTTGAGTCATCTTCGACAGCAATAAAATCTCCAGAAGAGAATGGGTGGGTATCACTAAGTTCACCCAGGTTTGTTCCTAGAGTATAAACTGCAGTAGCAGCATTAGTTGCTTTTACAACTCGTGATTGACCAGGTTTAACACCAGAATTGATCAAGAGAGGTTGATCTTGAAGGATTGTGATAGCAGGACCACCATTAAATGAAATAGTTGCGTCACCAGCAGTTGCAATCACTCGATAGAATCCAGTTTGTACAACCTGATACTCACTGCCTGCAGCAACACTATTAGTGCTTAAAACTTTAATTACGGACATGTCGTGTTAATTAATTCGTGTCCTGATTATTTATCTCCTTTTGCTTCTTTAACATCTTTTGTAATTCCGCTGTAGAGCCAATAAACATAGTGTTATTAACCGTAGATGGTCCAGACTTTTTCTCATCAGCATCCAACTCTTTCATTTTCTTTTGAAGATCAATCAACTTATCAGCAGTGTCTGCTACGTTTTTAATAAGTTGACCTGCAACTTCATAAGCACGAGGATGATCTGACGCTCGTGCCACATCAAGTATTCCATCTACTGCCTCCTGTCCTTTCATTACTAAGTTGTGAAGTTGAGCACGACTAATCTCATAGTCTTGCTTGACATCTTCTGTCTCAGACTTCTTTAAAGTCGGTTTTACATTATCAACGTGCTTCTGGAGTTCAGAAGGTTCTGTTCCAAAAGCATCATTCAGACCATCAAAAGTTCCCATTAAATTGCCTCGTCTTGTCCACTAATCGGATTGCGCTTCTTCAAATCAGTAAACTCTGCCTTGAGTTCACCGAAACCAAAGTCATCTTCAGAATCAAGGAATGCAGCGTCAAGTTCATTGACTAAGTACACGTTTGATCCATTGACGTGCGCTGCTGCTGCACTATCTTCATGACCCCTGGCTACTGTCAAATTATTACCACTTATCTTAGTAACTCTCATGAGTTCTGTATCAATGTAGATACTATCAAATCTACTGATACTAGAGGCATCTGCAACAGCGATTAGATTATCATCAGTATCAGTTGCAGAAGTCAACGTAGTTACAACTACACCATCTCTATCTTGCAGAGCAGTGGGTGTAACTGTATATCGAACTTCTCTGGGTGCTTTATTGACATCAACCTTCGTATACATGTCTGTAATCGCCTTCTTGATAGTCGCAGACTCAGTAACAGGACCGTAGAGATATGTTTTTACAGTAAAATCTAATGTGTAGATGATCGCTCTACGTTGAGCAAAGTCGCCTTCATAACTATCTTCATAGTCAATACTGTTCAGAATAATAGGAACATCCTTCGTTTCATTCATCGAAGGAAGTAATTTTACTGATAGATTGTAATGCGGTTGAAAAATGGGAAGGATTTGTTCAATGATTTGCAAACCATCTTCCTGGTTTTTAGAGATGACACCTACTTCAAAAGTAATGTTATAAGGAACGGGCATGAATACATTTTTATTCTTGGTGCCGCTACTTGCTACTTTAATTTTTTGTGTAGGTGAAACTTTCCTAGTTCCATCATAACTAATACCTTTGATCTCAAAAGAGATTCTAGGAAGAGTGATCTGAACCCTTTTATTAGTAGGGTCTGACATTTGGTCGAGACGCGCCAGGAACTTTTGCTTAGGACCGTATGCCAGAGGCACCTTCATCACTTCATCTTGACGACGAAGTTCGATATTGTTGAATAAAGTTCCAAATGCAACAATAGTCTTCCTAAAAATTTCGTGATATGAATAATTGCCTAACATTAGATTGTTCCATCAGTAATAGATCCAACAGTACCGAAAGGATTAGTCTCGGTGAAATCAATAATATCGTTATCGAGAGTCTCGAAATCGTAATTCTGATCGTAGTTACTGTTTTGGTTATTTATCGTATTATACGATGCAGTAGTCCAGGATGCAGAAGAACTTCCACCAGTAATAGTCTCAGGAATTGTAAAGGTTCCCGAACGATTAATAACAATAAGAGTTCTTGTAGAACTATCCCAAGACTTAACTTCGGCAGTGACATTTGAACTTCCACCAGTAACAGTTTCACCAGCAGTGAAGTCTCCTGTGCCACCTGCTACGAGACCGACAGTAATCGCATTAGCAAAGGCAGTCTCGACAGCATCCAGTTCTGTAATACCAGTGTTGATTTCTTCGTCGCTGTACTCGAAGAGTTCGCACTGACATTCCCAAACAAAATTCTTACCGAGTTGATAGAAGGGACGCTCCACTTCTACAAACTTGATTTCAAACAAATGCTTTGTAATAGGGAACCAAATCAGATCTCCTTCGTTTGGTCTTCCTTCTGCATTAAGTGTTTCAAGGTCGTCAACTTGTGCTTTAAACTTCTCACGGGAGAAAATAAACGTCGTCTTATCTTCGACGCGAATTCCAAACTTGCTAAGAAGCTCGCCTTGTCCTTCCCATCCTTCAACATTATTGACATATGCCCTGATCGCCCTCGCACTTTCAAATTTGCCATCAGAGTCCTCTCCGAAGACCGTATCGCGGTTGACCAGCGTGCGAGGAACGTAGTAAATATCTTGCCCATACATTTCAATGGATTCTACGACAAGGTTTTCCATGAACTTCTGCTCCTGAGAAGAAGCATTTGCGTTCAATAAACTAGAGTGATTACTAAAAACGTAATCTTGTGCTGGGGAGTTTTGAAATGCCATATTAGCCTACCAGATCCAGAGGAGGAATTTCGTAAGTAGAACGAACTTGTTCTTCAAGGTCTTCCTTAAATTTAGACGCATCATCTAAGATTTTGCGACCATTAAGTGTGACGCCACCCAACATTTGAATACCATCATACTTACTTAAGTTGCGACCCCATTGCTGTTGAAACAATGCTTCAACATAGTCCTTCAACCAGGAATCGTTATACATTCCTGTAAAAGTATCAGGATCTTGACGCATCACAACTTCAACTAAAATAAAATCACCCGCTTGCAAATCTGCCCAATCCATATCAAGATAAAGTCTACCCTGATGCTCATTGAATCGGACCCTACGATTCGCTTGAGAGTTGGTAACAAAATCCAAAGTCTCAAGATATTGAGAAGTCATGAAGTAATGAAGGATATGTCCATGCGTCATTGCATAGATATCATTCAAAAAGATTTGGTACTTGATGTTAAAAATATTCCCAGGAACGATGCTAGAAGCACCAATCTGAGTATAAACATGATTAACAGAGAGGACGTTCGGCGGGAGTGATACATACTCATTACCTTCTGTCCAATCTGTGCCAGAGATAGCGGATCCTGTCTGAGCTGCCGTTTTAATTGCATCGGTTACCTCAATTTTGATGAATGCTTTGTAACTACCGTTGTAGTGAAACTCCTGATAGTAATCAATAGCCTCTTCAATCAGATCATCTAGTTGCTCAGTGGCAACGTTGATGTCAATCGTAGGATATCCTAAACGACGAAGAGCATAATCTCTTAGTTCGGTTTTAGTTGCGGGTCTAGTTGCTGACATTTGTTATCAAGCGAATGAGGAGATAGTTAGAGTTGTAACATCATTTGCACTGACGACTTCTCCAACTTTGAAGAATCCATCAACGTTATCAACAGTGATCTGGTTAGTTCCCAGAGCGGTGATGGTGCCAACTGTGCCACTAGTAGCACCAGTGACAGTTGCACCGACTTCCATCGTAGTGATGTCAGTCATGGACAAGGTTGCATTAGTAGCGACAGTCGCGATATTAACTGTACCACCTGCTGCAGGATTACTACCATCAGCACCAGTTGGTTGAACGATAGTAATTGTTTCATCGGCAGCATATCCAGTGCCACCATCATTAATGGTAACGTTAGTGATTGCACCATCAACTGCTGTGATATCAACAGTCAGAGATGCAGATCCAGAACCACCAGTCGTTGCCAGAGCAGTCCCTGTAACATAGTTAGAACCGCCTGTAAGGGTCGCCAAGTTGAAGGAGAGGACCTTACCAGCATTGGGGTTAGTAATTGTTACAGTATCTGAAATGAGATAATCAGAACCACCTGCATTAACTGCAGCGGCAGTAATTACACCACCAACAACAGTGGTATCAACTGTCAGTCCAGAACCAGTGCCACCAGAGGTAGCAACAGCAGTTCCAGCAGTGAATCCACCACCACCACCATTATCAACACCAACAGTAACAACAGCACCAGGTGTAGGATCACCTGACAGGTTCAGAGTCAAAGTGGTAGTAGTTGCAAGGTTGTTGAGCATTGCTTGCAGTTGAGCAAATGCGTTATCAAGTTTTGCCTGAACTCTTGCCTCTGTATAATAAAGGTTGTTGCCTTCAGACAGATTTGTTGTAGATGCGGCAGCGATCTTAGTATCGAAGGATGCCTCAGCACGAGCATCAGTATAATAAAGATTGGTGGAACCTTCACTGAGGTCATCTGTATCTGCTGCAGCAAGTTTGGTATCGAAGTCTGTATTTGCTCTGGTAGATGTGTAGTAGAGGTTAGTAGAACCCTCAGACAGATCATCTGTAGTTGCTGCTGCGATCTTAGTATCGAAGGATGCCTCGGCACGAGTGTTAGTAAAGTAAAGGTTGGTGGAACCTTCACTCAGAGCATCGGTATCGGCTGCAGCGATACGAGCATCTGCTCTAGCATCTGTAAAGTAGAGGTTCGTAGAACCCTCAGACAGATCATCTGTAGTTGCTGCAGCAATACGAGCATCAGCACGAGCGTCTGTGTAATAGAGGTTTGTACCCTCAGTCAGATCGCCAGTATCTTTAGTTCCGAGACGTGTATCAAAGCGAGCATCGGTGTAGTACAGATTTGTGCCTTCCGTCAGATCAGATGTACTCTTACCTGCGAAACTTGTATTGAAGCGACCCTCAGTATAGAAGATATTGGTAGAACCTTCAGTTACGTTATCGGTGTCAATATCTACCTGAGTGACAGACAATTCACCTGCACCACTCAGTTCGATACCCGTGCCATAAGTGAAGTGTGTACGGGTCCTAGCAGCGGTTGTAAAGAGGTTTGTTGAACCTTCGGTTACATTGTCAGTATCAATGTCTGCTTGCGTTACAGTGAGTGTGTAGGTGCCTGCAGAGTCGTTGTATGCCTTAGTGATACCTGTGCCTGCAACGATAAGAGCATTAACTCTGTCATCGACACGCTCGTCTGTGTAGTAAAGGTTAGTGGAACCTTCAGACAATGCATCGGTATCATGGTTTGCGATACTAGAAACTGTGCCCGTTACGTTACCGAT